ACCAGAAGACGCACCAACAACAGTTTCACCAACTACAAACGTTCCAGTCTTACTGGTTAGCGTCAATGTTGTGGATTGCATCCACTCATAGTATGCTTTTATAAACAGCAAAAATCTTTCCGTGTTAACAGAAGGATTTTCGTTTATAAAGGTGCCCACATTTAATGAAGGCTTGAAAAATGCATCACTCATTTTTATCTGCTTACTAAACTAATTGTTTTATCATCAACCATTGTAACTGTAATGTCTGCATCTCTAATTGCGATAATCTGACCTCTTACTGGAAGAATGTCTTTATCTTGAGGTGTTGCAGTTATTTTTAATGTTGTGCCACCATCATTGAACGCAGTTGGAGCAAAACTTGTTAGAATAATTTTGCCTGTCGTGTAGTTAATTGTTCCAGCATTAACAGATACGGCAATGTTTTCAACACCCAATTCTCTGTAGATACGAATTATGCCATTGTTATCTTCTAGAAAACAATTTGAAAATCCACCCAAAGTAAATGCATTAGATGTGATTTTATTACCAACACCAAATGGATGAGTTGTTGGTCTGCCAATTGTTGCATTGTCTATTCGGTTTGAGAAATTAATCTCATATCGTACACCAACACCCAATTGAACATCAAGTTCTTTTCTCATTTGTGCTGTAGTCACGCTACTTAAGATTGATCTTTCAGAAACGTCAATCAGTCTAGACAACTTAGAATATCTAAAATATTTTGAGAATTGATTGATTTCATCTGTATTGTACGTTTTAATTGTGTCAAGTACAAGTTGTTCAATTTCAGCAGAAGTTGATATTGTTGCATCAGATTGATAATTCACAATTGAATCAACAATGATGTATATGTATTCAGGATCAACAATTTCTGTAGATATAGTTAAAACTTTTTTAGGTTTAATTACCGAATTAATTAGATTGAGTTTTTCTGTTGCAGTCAGAACATCACCAGTCACTGGTTTAATTGCGATGAATACTTTTCCAAATGTTGGTGGATCATTATCTTCACCACCCCACACAACGCAAGAATCTACTGTTGCTTGCTGTAACATCAATGTTTTATAGTCATCGGCCGTCACTACACGATTTTGCGCTTCATATGATTTTGACGCATTGAATTTAATTTTACTAATTGTTTCTCTATCTGCACCACCAGCGGCTGGATCGGATGCAACAAAAGTAATTGTTGTTACGCCAGCAATAGCATCCGCATATGTCAATGTCTCAATGTCGTTTGCTGAAGAACCAGTAGACACAAGATATTCAAGAACAACAATGTTGCCAGCATCTAACGCTACACCAAAAACACCATCGCCAAATTTAATTTCAAATTGTCCATCTTCAACTTCTTCAATGTAATAAACTCTGGTTGTAGATGTAACTTCAACTAAATTAGTGACTTTTGAAAATGTTCGTGTCGTGCTGTCAACCGAAGAATTTAAAACGCTAACAGTCAATGTTGATGTGTCAACATTTGTGTTTGGAATTAAAAATCTTTGATCTGGGTCATTTAAATTTACAGTATATCTTCTGTTGATATAACGTCCTTCTTTCAAAGACATTGTGCTACTATAAACACCACTTGTTGCTGATACGATAACTGAACTGGTATTTAAGAAGTTGTGTGTGACACCATCAACAGAACCTGTGAAAGATGTATATGCAGGAATAGTTATACTCACCGGAGAACTAGTGAGTGTCAATGTTGCAGTTCCACTAATAGATGCGGATGTAACTGAACGTGGTGTATAGTTTAAAGACTTTGCTAAGTTAACAACAGAATTTCTTTTTTGTGCTGTCGGCAAGAATGCTTCAGCGGCTACCATGTTGAGGTAGAATGAATTGTAGTATGTGTTATACGCTAACAGGTCAAGCAAAACGTTAAGACCAGAACCTTCAAAGTTATAATCTCTGAATTGATCCTGTGCTTGCAGATAAGATTTAAAGTTGCTTTTGATTCCTTGAAAATCTAATGCATCTATTTTTAAATTATTGTCCGATGCCATTATGCTGTCCTTTTAACTGTTGTCGTTATGCTTGAAATTATATTCGTATTTTTTATTCTATATTTAATTTGCAAAGAAACTCCATCATCATTAAATGTGGGTTCAATTTCAACAACATCAATCCTAGATTCATAACTTGTAAGTGCTTCATAGACACTATCTACCATACTACTTTTAGTAAAAACATCTGGATTAGAAAATAAAAGATCAGAAATTGTACATCCATATTCAGGATAAAATGGTTTTCTACCTCTAGGAGTGGAAATCAAATTTAGTATTGAACGTCTAACGGCTAAATCATCTACAATAGGACGAACGTCACCACTCACAGGATGAGGGGTGAAATCTAATGAAAGGTCTTTGTAAAAATTTAAAGTAGCCATTTTTTTCTTTTATTTATATCTGTTATTCTACCGTTTTAGCGTCTTGAATTTCTTTTCTGCGTTCTTTTGCGGCTTTAGTGAACTCTGCTAGTGCTTTTCTTGCTCTAGTACCAGCCGCTTTGTTTCCTTTGTTGTCAAATTTATCACTCTCCGCAAGATATGATTCAAATAAATTTACTAAGTTTTCGTGATTTGTCATTATTATTTCCTTATAAAATGTTGACTTTTGCTTGACAGTATGTTATATTACTGTGTAGACTGTGATTTTAACCTATACCTGTACCTGTAGAATCTGGGTTTACTGTACCTGGTGCAATTGAATGCGTGTGAGTTCCTAGTCTAACTGTTCCCTCACGAACAATCGGAGCAGTTACAGACTCAGCAACTTCTAATACTCCGGTCATACTAACTTTAGGTGCGGTAATTGTAGTATTTGACGATGATTGAAGATTCAATGTACCAAGAAGCGCACGTACACTTGCGTATAGTCCAGCAGTTGCGGTAAACGCACCACCAGCAGTAATAGAAGCAAGACCTCCAGCGGTTGCACTAAACGCACCACCCGCAGTAATACTTGTTGCTAAAGTCGATGTAGTCGTTATTGATTCTGTCGCAGTCAAATTAATGTTTTTTGCATTTAAATTAATATCGCCATTTGGTGATTCAATTGAAATATCATTAGTTGGTGTGTAGATTGAAATTTTTCCATTAGAATCTATATTAACTTTAGCACCAGTTTTATGTTCAATTAATATATGTCCATTTGCTTCCGTTAAAGATTGCGTAACAATTTCAACTATGTTATTGCCAATCTCCCAACAAATTGTATTTGCTGAATTGTTTGCAGTATTGACTCTAGCAAAGTTTCTAATTAGATTGGGTTCGGTACCGAAATATTCAGTTGCCTCTTCTGGAATTGCAGGAAGGTATCCTAAAATTGCAGGCTCTTGTGCAGACAATGAATCTAAAAAGAAACCAAAAACCCATTCACCAACTTTAGGACTTGCATAAAGATTAGGAGTATTTAGAGGATGAATAGTTAGCGCCCACGGCAAGTCTCCAGTCGGAACTAAATTAGTTGACTTTGCAGGATGATAGCCAAAGCATCTCACTTTGCACCTACCTAGTGTCAAAGGATCGTTGATATCTTCAACAACTCCAATCCACCAGATAAATCCATCATGTCCTAAAAAATTTCTCATCAATTATCCCATGTTCTTGAAGTATTGAATTTGCTTCTCTTGGTCTGCAACCCACTCATCTGATGGCTTGCCTTCACCTTTATAATAACGCAAAGGTCTACCAGTCTTCTTAGAGACTAACGCCCATTTGCCATCTACTTGTTTAAGTGTTTCAATTAATTCTGGACCAAAAACATCTTCTTCCCACTCTTCTTGTGAAACAGTAGTGCCTTGTATAAAATGTTTAAATTTTTTCATAACTTGTCTAACTCTGATGTGTCTACTGCGCCTGGAGGAACATTATCTTTAATCCAAGTGAGTAATTGTTTCTTCACATCAATTTCTTTCTTAGCAGGCTTTCCTGGTTCCTTAAGTACCAAATACTTGAAGTCTTTGATAACAGGATTACCCTTCTTATCTTTGTATGCTTTGCCCGTTTGTGGATCAACAATGAAAATTGTATTCTCTGGATTATTTAGAATGACGTAAACGCCGCCTTGAACGGATGGTGGCATAGATGTTGAGACTAAGTTATATACAGTCTGTGCCGCACCCGCATGAGTCGCAAGTAAAATGTCTTCTGGCACAACTCTTGCTCTTGATTTATTATTCTTTATTGCAATCTGATAATTAGTCAGAACCCAAGATACGTGAATGTTCTTTGGTTCATATCCAGCGGCAAACAGTTTTGGCAAAACATCTGTCATGTCTGAAACTTCTTTGAACGTGCTGTCAAAAATAAGATTTGGCAATTGTCCCTTTTCAGCGCCAGCAAGCATCAAGTCTAACGTCTTGTTCTTTACGTCAGTTGCACGAATAAGGACGTGTAAAATGTAAACATGAGTTGGAGTTTTCAAATCCAATTGTCCCATCTTTAAATTCTTGTCAGTCAATTCTCTTTGAATAAGTTCTTTATCTTTATCGGAAATCTTGTCACCATACTTATCAAGTAAGTTTTGAGTTGTGAATTTACCAAGCGCATCTAGCTTTTGAAATGCAATCTTTAATTCATCAACGTCACGTATTTTAAACTCAGAACCTTGCATGAAATGCTGAACTGCGAAGCCTTTACCCGACCCTGCACCACCAGCAAGGAACACAATCTGTCCATACTTTGCGCCATTGTTGTAAAGAATTTGTTTCTCTATAAGCTGATATGCTTTGTAGTCTTTTAAATCTACATACTCTGAAAATTTGAGTTTCATTTTGATACCCTGTTAATTAATGTCTGCTATTCTTAAATCGCCAATAGATTTTTTAGCATTGTCTGTTGTTTGTGTGAAGTCTATATCGGTTGTTCTAACATCATATAATAAATTCGCATCAATCGGTGAAGACCCTCTACCTAAAGTTACTGATTTAATATATTCTCCGTCACGAATTTTATGGTCAACAGATACCACAAAATATTTTCCAGAGTGTGTTTCGTCTGGAGAAATGT